TTTCGTGTTCGGATTGGCCTATGAATTATGGGCAAAGATTGAAATTGATGAGGCCGCTGAATCTGATAAAGCTGAATCTCAACCTAAAATCACTCGTACCCCAAGAGTGAATGGTCAAAAAACAATGAATAACATGGTGTCAACTCTTACCAAGACACCAATAGATAAATTGAAAGATGAATTAGCACAATTACCAGCTAATCAAAGGAGTGAAGTATTAGAGCAATTCAAAGCACTGCGATTTCCTAATACAAATGTCGCTGGAAACTTGGGATTGTTTGGTCTTATTAAAACTGAGCAGCACATTCAAGAAGTGCAACGCATCATAGAAGATATGAAAATTGATTCTCCCTGATGACTCCCGAAGCTGCTGCACATGCTGCCAAACAAGTATGTAATCAACTACGAGAACGAACAGCAGCACTAAAACATAATGCTGACAACAATCGTTCTAAACTAATCAACCATCCAATTAATTCAAATGGCAAACTATCAAAGAACTGAATTCGTTCCTGCTTTTCCTTATCCAATCAAATGGTCTACAGGCGACAACACATTTGATGATGCAGAAAAGTATCCCAAAACAATGTCTTGGGCTATTCCTGTTGAATCAATCCCTGGACTTTGTGACTATTTAATGGCGTTAGAAGCTGATACTTCTAAGCACAAACAAGGCAAAGTTTGGAGCAAAGAGAATGGAGAAGAGAAAAAAGCTGTTGTATATATCAACGGCAAAGGAAAAGAATCACAAGATGGGTATGGATCTTTTGGAAACATCAGTCCAAGAAAGATTGACACTAACCCTCCTTTCTAAATAATGAATTAGCGGGTTTATTAACAGACCCCTGCTGGGTCTAGAACAACTGCTCGTTCTCTGACGAATGTGTTCTGATGAGGTGGCGAAACACAGGGTGGGATTCGATCTTCTGCTATTCAATGAGAACAATTATGAGTTATGGCTGCGTAGTTGAAGGAACCTCAAACCAGCGAAAGCTGGTGCATTATACGCCTTCTTCCAAGTTGTTCAGATAAGCCCGCCCCTCTTTAAACCAACTGCAAACTACAAATGATTAATCTAAAAGATCTAACAACAGAAGTAGAAGTCACAAGAGCGTTAAATCAATTGACTGCATTAATTGTTGGCAAAAGATTCGCTATGGAGACTGATGAATACAAAGCTGACCCTTTAGAACGCATAAGTAAATGTCATATCTTGGTCGTTAATGAACTCCAAGATTCAGCCTATGATTCTAAAAAAATCTTTCAAGCACAACGAAAATTAGACAGCCTTCAATCGCTTAAGATACTTGCTCAACTAGCAGGAGAAACTATGTTTGAAGAATATTGACTTCTTAACTAATATGGTAGTGTTAATTAAACAGTAGGGGCAATGGGCAGTCGTTTACAACCAAGAAAAGACGGGAAATATATATTACAAGTTCTATTGCCTCCTTCTAGAGGGAAATTATATGTGAATTACGTTGAAGCTGAATTAGGTCAACAGCCAAGTGCGCACTTAAAAGAGTTAGTATTTAAGTTTCTTGAAGAACATTTTCCAGAAGATGAATACACAGAAATCAAAGAACAAGATGAAGCTAATTGGAAGGATATCGTACAAAGACGAATAGAAGGGAAAGTTCTAGCTAAAAAACTCAAAGAACAAAACGATTCAACCACTTTCAACAACGATGACATCTACTAGCACTCAAAGAATTGGTCAACGTTATCACCAAGGTGATCGTGTCAAAAAAAGAACTATTGGAGGCGGCAAATCTCCTCGTTATGGCACAATCCTCAAACCTATAGAAGATAAAGATCGCAGAGGATCGCAACTCTGGTATTACTCAGTGCAATGGGATGATTTAAAAAGTCCAGCTAAACATGCACAACAGTCTTTGATTCCTCTCAATGACTAGAAGACAACGTGCTATTGCAGAGGAAGAAACACCTTTAGCTATCCATCAAATTCCTCCAGATAGTGAGGAGATTAAACGTGCGCTAGAACGTATAGAAGAATTAAAGTTCTGGGTTAGTGAACGCAGAAAACAATTAAGGTTTCCATCTAAATAATTCACTCCACCAAGCTTCTTTAGGCTGCACAACTTTATTCTCTATACAAGCAATCTTTGCTAGTAAATAGTGAATTTTATTCATAGCCTGTGCAATAAAAATACTCTGTTGAAAATTCTGTCTATAAATAGCTTCTATTGATCTTTTCAATTCATTTATATCATCAGTTTCTAGTAACTGTCGCACCGAAGTTTCCATCTCTAATTCCTCCTCTAAAGTAGGAGGCTTTGCTAAGTCCAATACATAAGAAAGATCAGGAGGGAGAGATGAATCTGCCATTACGTTCTAGAAGTCCAGTAAGGAGGTCACGTTTTCCTCCCCATGTCCAAGTTCTAAACCAATTAGCATCTTTTGCCAATAGTTCAGGTGCAACTCTCTTAATTTCAGCTTGCAATTCAGAAATAGCAGCAAGCATCATTGGATCGCCGCGATCAAATGCATCGAAGAAATCTCTTAGGTCTAAATCATCCATCTAATTCTTTTTCTAGCTCTTCTGCTATCTCTGCTAATCCTGTATATAAACCATGCATCTCATGATCTTTTCTATGCCTCCCATCAAGAACATATAAACGATCCATGCGCATTTGTCTTGCCTGTTGTTCTTTAACCCACTCTGTTCCCATGACAGTACACATGGCACGATTTTCTAATTCACTCATTGTAGTTTGGTAGTTTTCTCTGGGAATAATCTAGCCTCTACAAAATCAACTGCTTGATCATCAATCTTGTTATTTGTTTGTTTTGCCAAAGATCTTAAAAGACTTAATATTGTCTTTTTACCTGTATCACTTCTTAAATAAGCATACAGAAGAGGCTTCAGTGGTTTCAGTAGTCTTTTCATAGGTACTTTTAACACTTCCCTGCACTATAACTAATTGTTAATTTTAGGCTGTAAATATATATATCAATAAAAGAACCTTGCATGATCCCCCATTCGGCAAGGTTTTTTTATGTCTTAGCGAATATCCAACCATTACATATATATTTTCTTACTTTAGGTGGGAACCCACGATGCAAGAAAGTCCATGTAGCGGGAAACATTACAAGAGTTCCTCTTGTTGGTTGTAATCTTGTCCCATCAGCAAACTCTGTATATCCTTCATCTTCTTCTTTAATAGTATTTAGATACCACATGAAAGTAAAAATTCTTGTTGCTCCATTTGTTATGGTCCAGTCATGATGCCAATCGTAAAAACCTCCAGGTTCATACCTTTGTAATTTATAACCTGTATCACTAAATTTATAATTATTTAGAACAACATTCTTGTGAATACCTGATAAAAAATCACGATAACCATCGACACCATCTCTTAAGGCTTCAAAAAGAACGCCATCCTCTTCCTTCCAATGGTCATGTCTAGTCATAACGAAATCCTTAGTCTGTTTCATCTCTTTATCAACTCTTTTATCTGTCCCAAGAACACCATCTTGTTTTAAAGGTTCTTCATCAAACTTCTTGATTAAATGTTCACAAAAAGTTTCCGATAAAGAATCTTCCTTAGTCCATATAAAATTACAAGTATCAGCAACTGGCTTAAATGTTGCGTGCTTATATGTCATGGTTTCGCTGATATCCAACCTGTGCAAATGTATTTTCTTATTTTAGGCGGGAAGCCTCTATGCATATAAGTCCATGTTGCTGGGAAAACCATTAAAGTCCCTGCCTGTGGTTGTACCTTTATTCCATCAGCAAATTCTGTATAACCTTCTTCTTCTTCTGTAAGGGTATTTAAGTACCAAAGGAATGTGTAAATTCTTGCGCCTGATGGTCCAATAGACCAATCATTATGCCAATCAAAAAAACCCCCAGGTTCATATCTTTGCATTAAATATCCAGTATCTTTGATTTGATGACTCTTAATTGGTGTTGCCAAATGATGAATAGTTTCTAAGTGCTTTCCATAGGAATCTAATCCCTTCACTAATGCTTTATAAAACACAGTGTCTTCCTCCTTCCACCTAGAAAATCTTGAAATATTCAAATCTTTAGTACGTTTATGATCTTTCTGAATACTCCTATTCTCACCACAAACACCGTCATATATTTCTGGATCTGAATTAAATTTTTTGATGATGTGATTACAAAAATCTTTTGATAAAGATTCTTTGTCAAACCAAATAAAGTCTTTAATAAGACCATTTAACTTAACATCTTGATTCTTATACGGAGCTTCAATCATAAATTTTTAGTCCATGCATCTTTACTGTTAATCAATACAGCAACCTGTTGTTCAAGCCTATTTAAACGGGCAAATATTTCTCTTGTATCCTTTTGCTTCCTATTGCTAATGTTGCTGATTGTCATCAAGGCCATAGAAAAACAAGCCCCAACAATTGCGGCAATAATCTCATTCATTTAGATTAGTAGCGTATTGCAATCATTTTATGCCAGATCCTAAAACCCCACCTAAAGAGGAGAAGAAAAAAGGTATTGTTGCCAAATTAAAAGACAAGATAGATGACAAAGAAGAACAGCTAGTCATATTAAGCACCTTCGTTAGATTGGGAGTCGTTGTATGGAGTGGTTTTATACTGACTCTTAACTACGTTGAAATTCCAGGATTAGGCCAGCAAGAACGTATAGATCCAACTTTCATTGCCAGTGTTTTCACAGGAGCCCTTGCAAGTTTCGGCCTTGAGACAGCAAAAAAGAGAGGTGATGGAACGTATAAATCTGATGATGAAAAGCCTATGAATAAAAAAGAGATTGAACAACTAATTAATACTCAACAATCAGGGGCAGTCCAGACCATAAGAGTTCTTACACCCCTTAAAATAGAAGGAGCTGAACTTGTGAAGGTCGATCCAATCACAGGTAAAGAAATTGATCCCCAGTCAGGCAAATTGACATGAAGCGATTAGTCCCTCTGCTGTTTCTATTTGCAGCTCCCGCACATGCTGATCTGATGCATAGCATCACAACATCAACTCAGTTGAATGTGAACGCTGCTGCTACTCAAGCTGAACGCATAGGTAGCTCTTTCAGCATTTCTGGGAATAACGTAGATACAACTGATGGAACGACAGCCTCAACCGTATCGGTAGGGACTATCACCTCTGGTGTATACGCTCCGGGGACTATTGCTGCAACTCAAGACACGGCTGGTTCTGCTTTTTCCTTCAGTCAGTCCTATACCCAAGCAGACGCTATACCAACCTCTGCGCCTACTGTTGGCACAGTTGGAAATTTTGGTAGCGTAACTTCTACCGCAGCAGGTACAAAAGATACGCTTGCGGGAACTATTTTATCATCGGGACAGGTGAGCATTACAGCCGGAGGTAGCGGCACGAGTGCAATTGGATCAGTAGTTACAGAAGTAACTGTCAGGTAGTGAAAAGGTTTTTACCCCTATTATTACTTTATTTTTCCCCCGCTTATGCTGTTCCTGTCGTCCCGAACTTCACGCAAGGATCGCTCAACTCCACCACAAGAACTACATCCAATATTACTGAAACCATTGTCAGCACTGACTATAACTCTGGGCATACTTATACGCTTAACGGCACGAATATCTCGGTGGATGGATCAACAATGGCCCCTCCTCCGTCAACGACG